GTTCGATGCCGTCGGGCTGCTTGCTGGTGCTGCGGGTAACGGCGGGTTCGGTCGCCGGGGCGGTGGCTTGGTCCATGGTGTGGCTCCTGGTGGTGGCGCCCTCGGCGGGCGTGGTGGTATCAAGTGCGATGATTCGGTAGTGATCGGCTCCGGCTGCGGCGGCGCGGCCGATTCCAATCGTCGGGTCGGCGGGGATATCGACAAGGGAAATTTCGTGCGGAACCCAGCGCGTAACCCGGTACTCGTCGGGCTCGCGACCTCCTCCGCTTTTGGTGACCACGCGATCATCAATCACGTAGGCGACAGACACATTCCGCACGAGCCCGTCGACGATGTCTTGCCGAAGGTCTGCCAATGCGGCGCGGCCGCTGACCGTGATGTCGGCATATACCCTGCCGCCCTCGATCCACGCCCTGTCGGCGGCTCCGAGCCCGGCCAGCGGGGTATTGCCAACGGCGGTGGATCGGTCGTGATTGGCGAGGATGGGCGCCCCGCCGTTGAGGCGCGACAGGTCAACCTCGTCCGGCTTGTGCCCGAGCACCTCGACCCATGGCTGGTCCCAGCCGTCGGCGCGCAGGTAGGGGGTTTCCGACGAGACCGATAGAGTGAGATAAAGCCGCTGATCGGCGACAGCGCGGTCGGCAATGTCTCGCACGGTGAGCGTAGCCGGCATGCGCCGATGCAGCACGCCATCGATTCGCGAGCGCGCCGGCTGGTTGGCCGTGGCTGGAGAAAGACAGACGGCAGAAGCAGAAGCAGGAGCGTTGGCGGTGTTAGTCGTCATGGTCGAATTGTCAAACGGGTCGCAACTTGGAAATAGGCAAGAAATTTCGCCTCGGCTTTTTGTCGGTGCCGCTATCGTCGGCGGCGTCGCCATCCGGGTCTGGCGCGCCCGCATCGGGCGCGGCGGCGCTCGGCGTCGGCAGCGGCCCGAACAGCACGACATCGGCGATGCGCTCGGCGGCAATCTCGTCGGGGTCTTCGCCGCGCGACATGATGATCCGCGAGCGCGATGTCAAGCCGTTCTGCAGGTTCTTCTCGTCGGCGCTCGCTTCCTTGACCGGGTCGATACCCTGCCAGCGGCGCGCCTGCCAGGTGGCGGCGGCGAGGTAGTCGGGCAAGCGAGAGACTTGCAGGCCGGGAGTCGCGGCGGCGAGGTAGGGAAGCACCTGCTCGAATACGTCTTCGTGCAGCCAGGAAATCAGGCGGGCTTGGAGCTCCTTGTAGTGCTCGCGCTCGTCGAGGATGCCGACGCGCGCCGAGGAGTAATTCACGTCGGCGAGGTCGTTGCCGATCGAGACGTATGACGCGCCTTGCGCGGCCGACCAGCCGCGGACCTGGCTCTTGACGTACTCGCCAGAATCGATGTTCGGCCAGGGCGAGTCGTACTGCCGGAAGTCGTAACCATTCGGCAGGCTGTCGAAGGTGCCGGGGACGGTGGTGGTGTATTTTTCTGCGGAGGCGGTGATCTGCTGGATCTCGTCCGGGGTGAGCACCTTGCCGGCGGCGCTGGCGGCATCGAGCACGCTGGAAACGATTTGGTCGGCGAAGCCCGGCGGCGCGTCACCGCTCGGGCTGACGAAAAAGCCCAGGCGCTTGGCGCTGTTTGAGCAGGCGACGGCGGCGGCGTCCTCGAAGTCGTGCAGCATGTGCAGCCGGCGGGCGCCGATGGCGAGCGGCGGCACGCCGCGAATCTGGTCGACTTCCTCGACGAGGAAGCGGTGGCGGATTTGCGCGGCGGGAATGCGCACGTGCGAGCCGACGGTGCTGGCGTCGCTGGCCAGATCGCCCGCTTTGGCCGCGCGCAGCCAGTAGGCCACGGGCTTGCCGTCGTCGTCGATCTCGACGCCCATGCGCACGCGTCGCCCCTGGTACTCGCGGCGAATCGTCACGTCCAATAGAGTCGGGTCGAGGATTTGAATCTGGATCCGGAAAGGCCCGGCGCCGGGGCGGTAGCGGTAGAGTATTTCGCCGTCGGACGCGAGCGTCCACAGCATCAGCGTCTCGATCTCCTTCCAGCAGAGCTTGCCGGAGACGTCGCAATTGCCGCGCTTGCCCCATGCGGCCCAGGTGGATTCGAGCAGCGCATTGGCGGTGCTATCGAGCGGAGCCGTGCCGGTGGTGGCCTGGCGATTGCGCGTGGCTTGGCGCAGGCGCATCTGCAGGCGGATTCCGGCGGCGCCGAGGACGTTGTCGACCAGTTGGATTCGGTAACGCTTGACCCACTCATTGTTGCGCGCGAGGTTGCGCGAGCGGGCGCGCAGCGTCGGCAGTTGGTTGTGCAGGTCTTCGTTGATGCCGGCGGCGGTGGTGGCCCACGACGACACCCATGCCGGCGTCTCGCCAGCTTCGAAGCTGCGCGAGGCGGTGCGCAATTGCGCGAGCTGCGCGTGGTGCGCTTGCGCGGCCATTCCCCGCACGGCGGAATCCAACCACGCTGCGCGATCGGCGGCAGTTTCGCGCGGAGCGCGGCGGAATGGCTTGGCGAGTAGGTCGAGAAGGCGCACGGTGATCTGCTCCCGGTCAGCCGCGATAGAACACGCGGCCGGAAACGCCACGCTCGCGCGCTACCTCGCGCTCGTAGTACGCGATCATGTCGGCGATTTCGGTGGTGCTGCGAAATTTCATTCGGCGGTCGCCGATCTGGTACTCGGCAACCGGGCCATGGCCGGCGGTGCAGTAGCTGGCCAGCGCGGCGCGCAGATCGTCGAGCGCCTTGACGTTGGCGCTGCGGCCGTCAAACGTGGTCGCGGTGGCCAGGTTGGCCGCGATGTCGATCGTTTTGGTTTCGAGCGAAACGCGCTCGGTGGCCGGGCCGGCAACGGTGCGCTCCACGAACACAAACAGCGTGGCGCGGCCGGCGGCCCAGGCGGTGGTGGTCGCGGCGGCCAGGGAGACGGTGTGCTGCGTGCCGACGCCGGAAGCGGAGAAGCTGGCCGGGCTGCTGCCCGTCGTCCAGAGAATGCGGTATTTGAGCGTCCAGCCGTCAGCGGCGGAGTACTCGGGGAGCGAGCGCGACCAGGTGAGAGAATCGCCGGCGCGAATCGAAAGCGGCTCGGTGTCGGGAATGGCCAGGGTCATGGGGCGTCATGGTGGCGGACCCTGGCCGGGGAAAATAGGCAAGAAATTTCGCCGGCGGATTACTGGCGGTCAATTCGCTTGAGCAAACGGCGGCAGGAATGGGACACGTCGTCCGCACCTCCCAAGGAATACAGGCGCAGAACGGCGCGGAGGTCCGCGAGGTCTACCGACTTGCGCACTGCGTTTCGTGCGACGACCAGGCGCGCAACATGGCGACAATGGTCGTCGGCAAGAACTGCCTGTTGCCGTCTCCACCGATCGCTCGCTGTTGCACTGCTTTCTCCTGGCCGTTGCGAACGGTCATCTTCACGGACAACCGGACACGGGCTCCGCAAGAAATCAAGGACGGAAAGCTGTTCCAGAGCGAGGCGCTTCATGGTTTCAAAGCTCACCGGCATCATCAGGCTCCCGCGCGCTTGACGCGAGACACGGCCAGGCACGCATACCCCGCCTTGCTGCGCGCGAGCGCTATCGGGTCGCCGTCGCAATCGTCCGGGCTGATCACCTGGCCACCGCCGAGGAGAACGGCGATGTCGTGCATTGCGCTATCGAGCCACATCGTGGTTTCGCGCTCCTTGCGCAGATCGTCGTCGAGCGCGTCGATGGTCTCGGCGGCGAGAAACAGCGTGGCGGCTTCGCCTCCTCCGCTCTCCATCGCAAACGCCATTGTCGCAAGCTTGGCGGCCAGGCGCTTGATTCTTGCAGGGTCGTGGTCGGTAGCGGTTGTCTTGGGCATGGTTAAACCTCCTTGATTGGTCAGCGCAAAAGCTGGCGCAGTTGCTGCACGCGCCGCACGCTCACACCAAGCCGGCGGGCGAGCGCCTCGCTGTCTTCTGCGGGTGACGGTTCGGCGATCTCGCGCAGCAGTCGGCGCTTGGAATGCACGGCGATGTAGATTCGCGTGGCGCCGTGCTCGCGGCGCACGGCGGCCTCGAACCGATCCCACACGTCGGCGGGTACGTCCGGCATGGACTGCCGGGCGGTTTCGATGATCTCGCGCAGACTATCGCCGGCCACGGGATTTTGCGGCGCGAGCGGCCATCATCGCGGCGAAGACTTGCGCGGCGGTGTCGGCGGTAGGGGCGTTGGAGACGTCTTCCGGCGTGGGCGCCGAAACATCGTCTGCCAGTGGCGTATCGCGCGCGGCGGCGCCAGCGGCTGCCGGCGGCCTGGCCACGCCCGCCAACGGCCCGGCCAGCCGACACGCGGCAAGCGCCAGAATCAAGCAGTCCAACGCCTCGTTACGCGGTCGAATCTGTTTCCACTCCGAGAACACGCGCGAGCCCCGGATGCGCTTGACGAGCTGCTCGGCGGCGATCTGGGCAAAGTACTCGTCGTCCAAAGCCGGGTCGGCCGGGAAGTGCAGGTAGCCAGGGCCAGGCACTTGCAGCTTGAGGCGCGCATAGATCAGCGACTTTGCCCCGTCAACGCCAAGCGGTTCGATCGGCTGGCCTTTCTTGCGGCGCACGCGCAGGCGCATCTGTCGGCGTCGCTTGTCCTCGATCAACGGGCGGCCCATGCCGGTGACGCCCTTGGTAGGCAGAGCCCACCGTTTGCCATCGCAGAACGCCATGGCCATCGAGGTGTTGTAGCCCGCGTCGACGCAAACCATGGCCACGCGCGTGTCGCGCAGGTACTCGTCAAGGTCTTCCCAGGGGCCAGGCGTGGCGGTATCTCCGGGGAATATCTGATGATCGAGAAGCCAACCCTCCTCGCCATCGCCCCAGGCGACAAGCGAGCACTCGAGGCGGTCCTTTTGCACGTCGACGCCGGCAGTGAGGCGGCGCACCTTGCGAGCGGCGCGCAGCGTGTCGAGGGTGTAGGGCTCGACACGCGCGAGCACGCTCGCGGCGTCGGCGCCGTCGCCTTCTTCTCGCCACACTTCGCCAAGATAGGTGTTCACGAAAGCCTTGAGCGCGGCAGTGTCGCCCTGCACGTCGACCCACTTCTGCGCGATCTGGCGCCATCCCAGGCCGAGACCTATCGGGGCGTACAGCGAGTTGATATGGTAGCCCCGCACCAGCTTTACACGCGGCCGTTCGGCGATCCAGCGGCCGCGGGCGAGCATGGCCGGCTTCTCGCCTTCGAGGATCTCGGTTTCGCAGGATTCGCAGACGTACCACGCGTCGACTACCACATTGGCTTCCGAGGCTCCCGGCGTGATGGTCTCGGCGATCTCCTTGCGGTATTTGAGATTGTCGAACCTGAGGTCCTGGAACTCGCCGCAGTGCGGGCACGGCACGTGATACCGCCGGCGATCGCTGCGCTGGTACGCCTGGTCGATGCGCGACTCGTCGGCATTGGTGGGCGTCGAGACGAGGAATGTCTTCGCGCGGGAAAAGGTGCGCTGTCGGTTTTCAATCAGCGTCATCGGGTCGCCCTCGCCACCGACGTCCCATTTGTACGCGTCCGCCTCGTCGCAGATCACGTAAGGCAGGTGATCGGAGCGCAGCGAGTCGGCGCTGTTGGCGCCTGCCTTGATGACCCTGGCGTTGGCGCCGTACTCGAGGATGTCGGCTCGGTTGGCGCTGCTGCGCGACGCCCGGCTTACCAGATCGGCGAGCGGCGGATTCTCGCCGATCATCTTGGACAGGCGCGGATTGAATGAGCGGTCACGCAGTTCGAGCGACGGCACGACGACAAGCATGTCGCGGTTGCCGAGGTGGTGCATGCAGTAGCCGAGCCAGTTGAACATGGCCTCAGTACCGCCGACGCCGGACGACTTGATGAAGACGACGGTGCGCACCGGTGAGTGCTCGGACAGATCATCCTGAATGTCGCGCAGGTAGGGGGTGAGGTCGGTACGCCACTTGCCGGGGGCGTTGGTGCCGGCAATCAGCCAGCGGTGCTTGTCCGCCCACTGCGATACGGTCATCAGCGAGCGCGGCCTGGCGCCCCGGCGAAACCGCGCGCCGAACTCGGGCAGCGCGCTGCTCGCGGCCTCAGCGCGCCGGCCGATGTCGTCGAGCAGGGTATGCACGGCGTCGGAAAGCAGGTAGTGCACCCGGGTCTCGTCGTGCTCGCCTTCGATGGCTTGCGCGAGCCGCGCGGGGACGGTGCGCAGGACGTCGGCCAGCAGCGCGCGCACGGCAAGCGCGGCGCGCAGCAGGTCGTCGGCGCGCCGAGTCTGTGCCGTGGCCTCGTCAAGCTCCCGGCGAGCGTCGAGCGCCTTCAGGCGCGCGCGCTCGGTCTGGAGTTCGGTGAGGGTGGCGGTGGTCATGCCATCATCGCGCCGTCGCCAACGCCTTTTTGAGCGCGGCGTCAAAGTGCGCGTCGAACTCGCTGGCCACGATCGCGGCCACTTGCTTGTCCATGTCGATGCGGCGGCGATAGACTGGCGTCGGGATGGCCAGCAGGAGCAGCTTGGGAAAGCCGCGCGCGTCGGTTGCCCACAGGCCGCGCCGGAGCTTGTTGGCGCCCTTGCCGTCAGACCAGCGAATGCGCCCGGCGGCTTTTGCGTTACGCCGGCTGCGCGCGCTTTGCGTGGCGTTCTGGTAGGGGTCGCGGAAGAGGCGCAGCGCGGCGTAGATCTGCTGTGTCTGGCCGCGCGACAGGTTGCCGTATTGGTCGAGCTTGGCATCAGGGCCAGGCACCAGGTACTCGCCGAGCCCGATCAGGCCGGCATCGGTAAAAGCGTTTTCCATGCGCTTGCGCAGGCGCGTGCCGCCGGCGAACTGGTGGCCGATGATCTCGGCCATGGAACGGCTGTTCTTGCCGCCGATCTCGCGATCCTTGAGGTAAACCGAGGCTTGCAGCTTGGCCTTCGTGGCTGGCGTAATGAACAAGCTCTTCATGACCAGCGGCGTCGGCCTGTCGAAGTTGGCGGCCATTTCCGCCAGCGTGGCCGTGCGCACGCTGCGGGCGGTGGCGTTGAGCGCTTGCGAGGCGGCGAACGGGATTTGTCGGGCTTGCTGGCCAAGGCTGGCGGCCAGGGCGGAAAAGCCTTCGAGGCGCACGGCAATGGTGGTCATGGCTGGCCTATCTGGTCATCAGGCTGGAGAGGTGTGCAGGCTTGCCGGCCGGCGGCGTCTCGTACAGCGAGCAGCGGGCAAACGGGGTGACGTGCTGCAGGCACCAGTAGTGCGTGCGGGTTTCGCAGCCGACACGCATCGAGGAGAGGCTGCGGCAGCCTGCGCAGGAGTGCGGCGGGTCGACGTGCAGGAGTGTCTTTGCTGGCGGCTTGGCGGCTGGCTTGGCTTGGGTAGTGGCGGGGATCATGGTTGCTTTTCCTTGCGGGGTGAGATTTGCAGATCGTCGAAGCTGAAGCTGGCGCCAGGCTCGGCGGCCTGATGGCCGACGGTATGCCCAGCTTCGCTGGCGCAAAAGTCAGTGCCGCCGGCCATCCCGTTGCGGATGGCGCGATCGACGGCAGCAGCGCCGAAGGCCTCGCGCACCGCATCGACGAACTCGGCGACGCGCGGCATGGCTTGGCGCATGGGCTTGGCCGGCGCGCTCATCGGCCAGGCCTGCGGCTGGTGTGGGTGCCCGGATAGGCAGATTCGGCAGAGGTCCGGGCGCTGGCTCTGTGAAAGGTGCGGGTTTCCTGGCCGGCGAACCGACCCCGCTCCGATCTGCCATCGGCATCACGCAGTGAAGCGTTTGTGGTGTGGCGCGTCATACGGCCTTCTTCCCGGCCAGGCGCAGGCGCCGCAGGGCGCGCGGCATCTCGCGGCGCAGCGTGCGGCCCAGGGCCTTGACTTGCTCCACCAGCAAGGCGCGCCGTGCGGCCGGGTCGCGCTGCACGGCCAGGCGGGGAGCGGTCTGGTCGACGAGGCGTTCGAGCGCGCCGCGCAGCGTGGCGCCGAGCGCCTGCGCTTCGTCGTGGATGGCGTCCGCCGGGTAGCGCTTGTGGGTGCGGAGCTGAATCGACAGCCGCGCCAGAGCATTCTGAGAGGCGAGCAGGGCCTGCGTGTAGTCGGCGAGGCGGGGCGCGCCGGCGGCGTCGGCTGGCTGGGCGGACTCGCCATCCTCGTCGCCACCGAGGAGACGATCCAGGTCGGTCGCGGCGTCGTCGTCTTCGGCTTCAGCGGCGGCGGCGTCTTCTGACGCGCTACGAGGCGCCGGAGCGGCCGGCATGGCTCCTGGCATGGCCGGAGAGCGTTTGGCCGCGTGGCGGGCCAGCACGTCGGGCCGCAGGCCGGGCTTGGTGGCTTGCCAGAGGCGCAGGCTAACCTCGACATCGAGGAAGCCGCCATCGAGCACCAGCCGGCCGGCGGAGATGGCCCGGCTGATGGTGCTCTTGTGCACGCCGAGGCGCCTGGCAAAGGCGGCCGGCGTTTCGAGGAGGCGGCTGGTCTCGGCTTCCACTTCTCTCTCTCTTCTTTTCAAGAAAAAATAAAGTAGAGGAGGCGGGCGCGCGCGAGCGAACGCACGCCTGGCGATGCGAACGCATGGGCGAACGCACGCAAACCCGCGCCAATACAGGCACCGAACACAACGAACGCACCGAACGCACCCATAACGTAGCGCGAGATTGCGCACAGGCGCATTCGTCCCACGTCATGCGTTAACGTCTCGCGTGTAGTGCGCGCATTAGATGCGTTCGTTGTGTTCGCCGCCAGCAATGGCAATGGTTTCAGTGCGTTCGCCCATGCGTTCGCGCTGCGTTCGTTGCGTTCGCTCATGGTCAGTCGTCGCCTCCGAGCGCCCCATGGAAGGAAAAAAAACAGTCGGTGGCCCATTGCGCCTCAGTCTTGTCGGCCGCTTTGCGGTAGCGCGTCGCCCCCTCGTTGGCGGCAACGACGGATTCTTCGGGAATCACCATGCGCGTGCGCCGCGGCGTGCCGGCGTAATAGGCGTCTTCGAAGACGTCTTTAAGGTCGATCCGCCAGCCCGGTTGCTTGCGCAGGTAGCCCGATAGGTTGTTCTGGCTCCGCGGCTTCTCTCCGGAGGCTACGCACCAGCGCGAATAGGCCCGGTAAATCTGCCAGGAGGCGCACGCGCATACCGGGTAGCGCGTCTCTCCTGCCAGCCAGTCGCGAAAGAACCGCTCGATCGAGCCCATGGAAAGCTCCTGCACGGCGAGCTTGGCATCGGTCATCGGCGGTTTGCTGTGCTCGTCGAAGTCGCCCAGGTCGAGATTCACCAGGTAGTGGTGCAGAGCCTCGCGTCCGCCATTGGCCAGGCACGCAGCCACGTCCTTGTAGAACGCCGGGGAAAGCGCCTGAGGGGTCCAGATCATGAAGTGGCGGCGGTCGAAAATCTCGACGGCGGTCGGGTGCAACTCGTTTGACAGCCAGACGCCATTGCAGTGGTTGCGCTCCTGCCAGGCCGAAAGATTCTTCGGATTGATCCGTATCGTGTCGCCGGTGATCAGGCTCTTGATGCGGTTCTTGAGAAAGTAGAGTTCGTTCCGCGCGACCACCTCGTCGAAGATCAACATCAGCTTGCGGCTCGCCCAGTCGTTGAACTGGCTTTCGACGGCAGACTGATCGACGGTCCCGCCGTACTCGCCGTAGAGGCTCGCGATGGCGTCGAAAAAGATGTTCTTGCCGGCGCCCTGCATGCCGTGGAACACCAATGTCGTTTTCATCTTGGCGCCGTGATGCTGCAGCGGATAGGCGAGCCAGCGCAGCGCCCAGTCGTACGCCTCGCGGCTGTTGCTTTCGAGCGAGCACATCCACTGCAGAAGGTCGAGGAGTATCTGGCAGTCTCCTGCCTTCGGCGTCGTCGGCCAGCCGCCCCACAGATTACAGACGACGCGCGTGTCTTTCTCGGTCGGGTCGAAGCCGACTTCAGAGAACCGCGCCACCTTGCGATCCGGCCGCAGCTTCCAATCGCGCGCCGCATGGTCAGGGATCAGCGCGAGAACATCCGCTTTTTTCACGATGACGTGCTCGACGGAATCGAAGAAGGCGCCGTCAGCGCCATACAGCAGGGTCCACCTGTCGCACGCCTCGTCCAGCGAGTACAGACCACGCATCGGCAGCCGCGTCGCGGCCCCTCCCCCCGCCTCATCGGCTGCCGCCCGGACAGGCCTTTGCCGTCCGGACTGCCACCCGTGCGCCGATAGGGAGGCCTCGATCTGGCGAGCCACCATCGACAGACCGCCGTCGGGGTGCACGTGGAGGTCGTTGAAGTCGGTCGGCCCCTTGTGGGTGAGCGGCCGATCGCCGGGGAATATCGGCGTCGCCACGTGGCCACCGACGGCGAGCGCGGCGGACTGGGCGGACTCGACGCCGGCGTTCCCCTTTCCGTGCGCCTCGCCGCAGGCGGTGCACTCCGGATCCGCCACGGTCGTCCAGGTCGAGCAGGCCCGGCACGTCTGCAGGTAGTCGTCATCGGCACACACCAGCAAGCGCAGCCCGCGGTAAGTCTTGGTCACCGCCTGCGCCACCGGCAGCAAGTTGCCCGCGTCGAACGCCACGACCACCGGCAGGCCAGTCGCCTCGTGCAAGCTCGCCCCGGTCGCGAAGCCCTCGCACAGCAAGGCCGCGCTGCCAGCCATCGGCGAGCCGATCAGGAAAAAATGCCCCTTCTTTGCCAGGCCAGCCGGGCAGAAATCCTTGTCCCGGCCCTTGCGCTTCTTGGTGGCCGGGTCGTGATAGACCACCTGCAAGCCCCAGGTCTTGCCCTTGCCGTCCTGCACCGGGATAACCAGATTGCCGCTTGGCGACAGCCGGGCCCCGAACAGCCGGCCAGCCGGCAGCCCCTTGCGCGACAGGTAGGCACTCTCGCCGATCTCGCCGCACTTCCGCCACCAGCCGCCCGCCTTGCGCGCCGCAGTTTCCTGGCGCCGCAGCAAGTCAGCCTCTGCCGCCTTGCGGTCGGCGAGCTGGCGAGCGCGTATCGCCTCCGCCTGCTCTGGCGTGATGCGCGGCCGATCCTCACGTTTCAGGATGATCTTCTGCGCCGACTGGTCAGCCCCCGACCAGACGCCGAACGAGCCCACGATCAACTCGTCGCCACCGCCGATCGGCAGCGAATGCAGCTTGTACCAGCCCCGCTTTTCGCGATCGCCAACCACCGCGCAGCGAACGAACGTCGTCGTCCCGACTTCCACCCCCTACCTGCGCGACATTCAGGATGATCTGTCCGAGCACTCACCGGTGCGCACCGTCGTCTTCATCAAGTCGTCCGGCGTCGGCGGTACTGAGGCCATG